CTACAGCGCAGTTAAATTATTCTGCACCACGCGATATTGCGATAGTTGGCTCAGTGTCACTTTATTTGAGTGATTTTGGTGAGTTAGCTGTAACGATTGACCGTCAAGCTAACAATTCAGAAGTTTTTCTGATTGATACGGATTACGTTTGCATAGGCTCACTCCCAGGTCGTATGTTTAGCGTAAGTGATGTTGCCTCGACAGGTGACGCCACAAAATTCGCTTTAGTAAGCGAATATACTTTAATCGTCAAAGCGCCCAAGGCACATTCGGCGGTTATTGGTTTAAGTGGAAGTTAATTTTTTTCTCCATTCATAACTTGGGGGCGGCTAGTTCGCCCCTTTTTTTATTTGAGGTTTTAATGAAAAAGCTACTTAATTTAGATCCAATCACAGGAAAGCGCACAGTCTTTGAAAGTGGCGCTGATGGTCACAGAGTTACAACAACTGTGAACGTTGATCCGGTGAAGGATTTAGCGAAAGAGAGTGCCAATGATTATCGCTACGGTGATATGATTGGGAATACTCAAAAGCATAATCACAAAGTCGGTGAAGTCCCTGCCATACTTTATCATCATTTGGTGGACAGGTTTGGGCAACCAAAGGATAACCCGAAGGCTTGGATGCAGTGGCTTGAAGAAAACAAAGGTTTTAAAGCAACAGGCGGTAGGCTTATCTAATGGCGATTACAACGTACACAGAGCTTAAAACAGCTATTGCTAATTTTTTGGCTCGTTCCGATTTAACTGATCGTATTCCTGAATTTATTTCTCTTGCTGAGTCAAGAATGAGTAGGGAGCTAGAAACGCGGTCACAGGAAAAACGTGCGACAGCTATAACGACTTCAGGTGATGAGTTTATATCACTGCCAACTGACTTACGGCGTATAAGGCTCGTTAAGAACAACACAAGCACAGTTGAAGTTTTAGATTATGCGACACCAAAGGATTACTACGAAAAGTATGCTTCCTCTGGTGGTGGTAGACCAAAACTTTATACAATTATTGGCGCTGAGATTGCCATGCGTCCTATTCCAGATAGTGCGTATACAATAGAGATTATTTACGGTGAGGACGTATTATCATTATCGGATGCTAATCTTACCAACACAGTTTTAACACGTCATTCAGACGTATATTTATATGGTTCATTATCCGCTGCACATATTTTCTTAATGGATGAGGCTAGGGCCGCGCAGTACGACACACTTTTCTCAAGAGCAATAGAAGAGATCAACAAGGATAATGATAAAGCGTTCTTTGCGGGTTCGCTTTCAATGAAATCTGATTATTTAGGAGCGTAAAAATGAGTGCAATGTCAGACTACCTTGAGCTAAAGGTATTAGATCACGTTTTAGGAACAACGGCTTATACAAAACCTTCAGCGGTGTATTTGGGTTTATCAACTGGATCATTTGGTGATGATAACTCAGGCACAGAGTTAAGCGGCAGCAATTATTCAAGAAAAGCAATAACTTTTTCCAGTGCGGCAAGTGGCACAACAAGTAATGATTCAACCATTGAGTTTAGTGCGGCTACTGGTTCTTGGGGAACCGTTAGCCATTGGGCTTTATTTGATGCTTCAAGTTCTGGGAATTTATTAATTCATGGTGTATTTACGGCGTCTAAAGCAATAGCGTCTGGTGACATTGTTAGGGTTGCAACTGGTGATATTGACATAACGGCGGCTTAACATGGCTGAAATAATTGGCCCCACACTAGATCAGCTAGATACTTGGGGTACGCTAGATAGTTTAGACGCTTACGGCACGTTAGAATATCTTGATACTATCAATTTATTCGAGGTTGCAGCGGCTGAAAATATTACGATTACAGCAACGGCAACAGCGGGGCGTAAGGTTTCTTTTGCTGCAAGTGTTACAGGTGCTTTTTCTGTTGCCGCAACTGGCGCGTTTTACAAAGCCGGATTTAGTGGGTCTGCATCTATTTCAATTACCGCAACAGCGGTTGCAGCAACCTCTATTGTCGATATGACAGCATCAGCTTCAAATATTGCGCTTTCCACTGTAGCTGAAATTAAAGGTAAGTTTGCTCTTGCGGCGGCTGAGACAATTGCAATAACCGGAAGCACAACTACTGGTGTGAATTACAAGGCCGCGTGTGCAGCGTCAGTTAATCTAAGTATAGAGGGTGTGGCGATTGCGGAAGAAATGGGCGAGGCTTGGACTGATATAGTTCCGGCTGCAGCCGTATTTAACACTCGCACAGCGGGTACAGATAGGTGGTTAAATCAATGATACCTTTCGGTGAGTGGCTACCTGATCAATCAGATTTTCAAAATCCGGGTTCGACAGTTGCTACAAATGTTATCCCCGCTGCTAGAGGTTACAGGCCGTTCTTTGGTCTTTCTGAAGTTAGCCAAGCGGCTGACAATCGTATTAGAGGCATTTACGCCACTAAAGACACAAGCGATACGATATTTATATTTGTCGGTGACTCCGGCAAGCTTTATAAAATGAATAATGGCACATTTGCTTTAGCTGATGTGAAAAGTGGTGCTTATTCTGTATCTGGCGATGAGCAATGGAAGTTTGTTCGTTTTGGTAATGACGTTATCGCAAGTGGCAGTGATAGCGATGTTTTGCAAAAGTTTACAATTGGTTCAAGTTCAGCGTTTTCTGCGATTTCTGGTGCTCCGGCTGCAAAATATTTAGCAGTTGTTCGTGATTTTGTTGTTACGGCAAATGTAACCTATTCTTCAGCTACATACCGCTCTCGTGTGCGGTGGTCACAGATTAATGATTCAAACTCTTGGACATTAGGAACGGCACAAGCTGACTTTCAGGACATTGCTGATGCAGGGCATATAACTGGATTGGTTGGCGGTGAATTTGGCGTTGTTTTATTAGAAAAAGCTATTGCTCGTATGCAATACGTTGGTTCGCCTCTTATTTTTACTTTTGAAAAAGTAGAGACAGGGCATGGATGTAATTATCCAAATTCTGTGACTTCATTAGGTCCAACTCAGGTCTTTTACTTAGCTGATGATGGGTTTTTCTTTTTTGATGGTTCAAAATCAATACCTATTGGTGCAGAAAAAGTAGATAAGTTTTTCTTTGATAGTTTTAATTTTAAATTTGCAGATCGTCTAAGTTCTACTATTGATCCTGAAAACCAGATTGTCATGTGGTCCTATGCTGATAGGGAAAGCACCGGAGAGCCTAATAAAATACTGGTTTACAATTATGCGGTTCAAAAGTGGTCCTTAATTAACCTTGACCATGAATTTTTAGGCAACTCACTTACGCCGAATATGACGCTTGAAGGGTTGGATAATCTCAGTTCTAGTATAGATGCTTTAACCACACCTCTTGACTCAAGCTTTTACGCGGGTGGTTTTTTTCAACTTTCCGCAAGTAAGGACAAAAAACTGCAAACCTTAACTGGTGCTCAATTAGATGCTGTTTTGGAAACCTCAGAGTTCGAAGCTGCACCTATGCGCCAATCTTTGATAAAAGGTGTGACGCCATACGTTACGGCAAGGGATGTTGCTCCTACGCTTAATGTACAAGTTGGCTCTAGAAGCAGACAAATAGACCAAACAAGTTTCACAACTGCTTCAACTATTAATGATGATAATAGTTGTCCAGTTAGAACGCATGGACGCTACCATAGGGTAAGAGTAAACGCATCTGGAACTTGGAGATATGCGCTTGGTGTTGATGTTGATGCGGTGACGCTTGGCAGACGATGACAGAGATAAATTATGTAAAGCTTCCGGCAAGCGGCGGTTCACCTAGAGAAACGGCAAATGTTGTTAATCTTGTGGTGGATGGAAAGATTAATGCAGCGGGTTCAGTCACGCTTGGTGCGAGTGCAACAAGTACAACAGTTACAGATTATAGAGTGGGTAGTGAGAGCGTTATTGTTTTTACCCCGACAACAGCAAATGCGGCGGCTGAACAAGGCGGCGGCACAATGTTCCTATCAGCGAGGGCAAAGCAGAGTTTTACAATAACTCACGCTAACAACTCACAGACGGACAGAACGTTTATATACATAGTCATTGGATAAAAATGAAAATAGTACCAATTGGTGCTCCGTTACTGCCTAAAGTTTGGCAGCATGTGGCCCCATTGTTGAATAAGGCAGTACGCCTTTCACCAGAATTAATAAGAATTAATGATGTTTATGACGCAGCATTGCAGGGCGTTTACCTCTTTTGGGTAGCTCTTGATGAGGACAGTGGTGAGTTTGTCGGCGTTATCTCAACACGAATAATTGATTATCCGCGAAGAAAAGCTCTCGCAATGGACTTTATTGGCGGTTCAAGGATGAAGGAATGGTTAGGAATGGCTCAAGAACAAATTGAAAATCATGCAAGACGAAATGATTGTTCTCATTTGGAGGGCTATGGTCGTAGGGCGTGGTTAAAATTCTTGGAACCTCACGGTTGGGAGCAAGCCTTTATAACTTTTAAGAAGGATTTGAGGAATGAGTAAGGGTAGCAATTCAACAGTCACTAATGTTCAAAAGCTTCCTGAAGCGGTAGAAAAGGCTTTAAATGAGGCTTATGAGGACTTCAACCCATTTGGCAAGACTTTTGACGCTATTGGTTCGTTTAATCCGCAAGTCTATGATGGGCCAACAATGGCTGAGTTTTCTGCATTGCAAAATGCAGCACTTTCAAACGCGGGGAACCTTGTAGATCGTCCGGCGTATTTGGATCAGGCTGAAAGGACATTTACTGATTTTGCACAAGGTAATACAGGCATTGGTTTTAATGACGCAAATCTACAAAGAATGGTTAATGCAGCCAATCCAAACACGGTTGGGTTTGATCAATCTAGGTTTGATACGGCGTTGGGCCAAACAGGTCAGGGTGTTGTAGGTTTTGATCCAAGTGGACTGCAACGTATGTCAACTGCTCGTGGTACAGAGCGTGTTGGGTTTGATGATGCAAACTTAAATCGTCTTACAAACCAAGTTGTAGATATGTCTCGCCTTGAAGGTTTGTTTGGCAGCACAGATCCGGCGGTTGCACAGCTTCAGAACCTATCTCAACAAACAACAGGGTTAGATCCGCTTACTGCACAACAAAACAGAGAAAATCTTGCAACTGGATTGCTTGGTTCAATGGCAATAAGTCCAGGTACTAATCCATTTTTGCAGCAACAGTTAGATAGTGCTCTTTCTGGCGCAGTAGATAAAGCCACGTCACAGTATGCGCTAGGTGGCAGACTAGGATCGGACTCATTTGCCGGAGCGTTAGGCGCGGGTATATCCAATGCTGCTGCACCAATATTGGCACAAAACCTACAGCAAGATCGTGCTAACCGTCTATCGGCGGCACAAGCTTTGGGCAATGTCTCAAGTGATGATCTTTCTAGAGAAGCAAGTCTAGGTCAAAATATTGTTGGCGCGGGACAAACTAACTTATCAAATCAGGTTGATGCGACAAGAGCATTATCGGCTGCATTTGGTCAGAACCTTGGTCAAAATACTGACATTGCAAGTAATCTAATTAGTGCAAACCAAGCTGATTTAGCTAGACAGTTAGGTGCATCTGAATCTTTGGCGCGTAACCAGATTTCAACTTCTCAAGCAAATGCAGATTTAGAACAGCAAGACTTAGCGCGACAGTTACAAGCGATTAACCAACTTGCGTCTAATCAGCTTACAGCGTCAGACAGAAACGCGGGGCTAGAGCAACAAGACCTAGCTCGTCAAGCTGACCTGTTGAGCACTTTATCAGGACGCCAAATAGATGCTTCACAGGCGAACGCAAGTATAGCCGGACAAGATTTAGCAAGGCAGTTACAGGCCGCAAACACTCTTGCCGGAAATCAATTATCAGCTTCACAGGCTTCAGCGGCGGCACAGCTTGACGCGGCGAATAGATTGCCAGGATTATTGTCGGCGGAACAAAGCAGAATTGGTACTCTACAAGATCTTGGTGCAATGCAGCAAGCTCCGGCACAAGCGGCGATTGATGCTCAGATACAAAGAATTAATGCACAGAATATTGCAGATCAAAATAAAATTAACGCTCTACTATCTGCTTCAGGCATGGGTCAGGGTATGTTTGGCACGACTACCACGCAGACAGGCGGTGGGCCTAGTGCTCTATCATCTGGTTTAGGCGGTGCTTTAGCGGGTGCGAGTTTGGCTAATACTCTCGCTATCCCAGGTATTACTGCAAGTATGGGCGGCATAGGCGGTGGGCTTCTTGGATTACTTGCTTCCGATAATAGGCTGAAAGAAGATGTAGAATTGCTTGGCAAGCACCCTAACGGATTGAATGTCTACAAATGGAAATGGAACAAAACAGCTAAAAGACATCATTTTGAAATTTACCCAACTGAAGGGTTCATGGCTCAAGAGGCACGAAAACTTTATCCAGAGCATGTTTATAGACACCCAACAGGCTTTTTGATGCTTGATTACGCAGCGTTGAGCAATGAAGTAATGGGGGCAATATAATGGGCATTTTTGACACATTTAATAATAAATTTGGTCAACTTGGTATGCCCGCAAATCTTGGGCTTCTCACAACTGGTGTTGGGCTATTAGATGGGCAAAACCCTTTGCAAGCCATACAAGCCGGAATAGGCACATATGGCAGCTTTCAGGATATGGAAGAGGATAAGCGGCGTAAGGCGGCTTTACTGCAACTAGCAGAACAATACGGCGATGATCCAAGAATACAGCAACTGATAAACGCTGATCCTGAATCGGCGGTAAGACTGATTGCTAATTTAGAAGCGCAAAAAAGAAAGCCAACAAATAAGTATAGAAATCTTGATGCTAATGAGTTGGCTGATCTAGGTTTTCCGGCGGGAACGGTTGCACAGGTTAATGAGCTTAATAACAAAGTAAATATTCTTGCTAATCCTACAGCAAAGGCGAAGCCAGGAACAGCTAAAGGGGTTGATTTGTTCTTGCGTTACACAGACGGTCCCAACAAAGGTGAAAGAGTTTTCCCTGACGCAGTAAAACCAGAAACCTTATCTACCCTACAAGAGAAAAGTAACCTTTTAAAAGGTGCGGGCATACTTCCTGGTACTCTCAAATACAACAAATCTATGTTCAATATTACCCCAGACAAAGATTCGTCCTTTGTAGAAAAGAAAAAAGCGTTGATTGATGCGGGAGTAGAAGAAGGAAGTGCAGATTATCTACAAGCGTTATTTAACATTACTCCTGAAAGGGAATCTGCTTTTGCAGAAAAACGACAAGCTCTAATTTCAAGTGGGTTTAATGAAGGAACAGATGAATATAATCAAGCATTGTTTGGCATTAAAGACACTGAACCAAGTGTATTTAAAGAAAAACGTGAGTCTTTACTTGAGGATGGAATTACACAGGGATCAACACAGTGGAATAAAGCACTTTATGGCATTACGCCAAAAGATCCTAAATCAACAAGCTTAGTAAATCTTTCATCCACAAAAGATGTCACGATTAATGGTAGAACAATCCCTGCCGGAACGGTTTTTGCTCTTGATGAAGCTACTCAACAAGGTCTTATTGATAGTGCTACTAGCCAAGGCGCAATAATAGCTACAACAAAGATTGAGCAAACAAATAATTTAAGTGGTGATGGGCTTGAAATACCAGTTGGTGACGCTAGCCAATCTCCAATATCATCTATAAATATTCCATTAGCGGCGGGGGGTGATGTTCCTGGGGTGTTTAGGGATATTGTAAACAAGGGATTGGGCTTTGTAACTGCCACAGCTTTTCCAGATAGGACAGATGAGAAAACTAATCTAGCGGCTTTAGAAAGCCTTGTTATGCCTAATTTAGTTAAGCAAATAAGTTCGCAAGGGTCAGTAAGAACGCAACAAGACGTAAAACGTATTTTGCCGAAAGACAATGACAATGACTCTGTAATGAAATCAAAAATTGAAAGATTAGTCCCGATTTTAGAACAAAAACTAAGAGAAGCAGTATCAGCGGAAAAGTCAGAGGGATTAACGGCTACTCAAAGAACATTATCTCTAAATGTTATCAACACATTTCCAAACTTAATCGCAAGTCTAAGAGAGTCTTTAATTGAGTTTAAAAGAGATTACGGCACACAATCATCCGTAGTAAATCAAGCAAAAGATATTTTAAGAAGGAATTGATAATGTCTACCGCTAATGAATTTGCTCAATGGCTCGTTGATAACCAAGATAAGAAGGGAACGCCTGATTTTGAAACTGTTAAACAAGCCTTTCTTGAGGTATCAAAATCGTCGCTCGGGGAAAGAGTCGAGGGAGCCGGAAGAGGGGTCAATGTCGGTTTGGCTGATGTTCTTGGTGCTCCTGTTGACATAATAAATTCCTTACCTATGGCTTTAAACTTACTTCCTGGTGAGCAAGGAATGAAGCCATTCTTAGAAAATCCAGTGGGCGGTTCTCAATCTATACGAAACGCAATGTCGGGCTTACTAGATTTAGGCTACAAAGACATTGAGGACTTGCCAAAAGATCAAAGACCATTTGCCCAAGGCGGTGAGGTTTTTGGTCAAACAGTCGGGACCATACTTCCTGTCTTTGGTGCGGCAAGAAAAGTATCAGCATTAGACGCGACAGCTAAAGCTGCACCAAAATCAAATATAGTATCACAAACTGTTGACGATATAATAAAGACTACGGCGGCAAACCCAGGAACAACAGCGGCGGTAGAAACAGGACTAGCCCTTGCTCCTTCAATTGGTGCGGGTGTTGCAGAACAAGTTAATCCAGGTGATCCTACAAGTAGGATGTATGGAGAATTAGCAGGGGCGTTTTCTCCTATTGTTTTATCAACTGTTTTGCCAACTCTTACAGCTAACCTTACAAGAGCATTAGGCACGTTGACGCCAAGCGGTAAGGAAAGAGAGGCCGCTAGGTTAGTACAGACAGATCAGTTAAAACGTGGTGCAGATCTTACCGCTGAAGCTAAAAAGTTAAGACAAGCCAAAGGCGGTGGCACAGCCGGACAGGTCACAGGAAACCAAGGCTTTTTAGCAATTGAGAATGAGCTTGTCAGGTCTGGTGGTCAAATTAGTGAGGATATAGCCAAGCAAACGCAGAAAGCTATTAATGAATTTAATGATGCTTACCGTTCTGCAATAACAAGTGGTGATCCTGAATTGGTAAGATTAGCTGCACAAGCTAGACAAGATTACCTAGTACAATCCTTGGATGAACGTGTTAAAACCGCTGCAAAAAAGGCGCAAGATCTACAGGCAACCAACATGCCTAACGTGGATCGTGCTCAGTTAAATCAACAAGCTAGAGACATAGTAGAAAGCGCACTTGTCACAGCAAGAAAAACGGAAAATCAACTTTGGTCAGGTGTAAAGCGTGATCTAACAGTACAAGCTGATAATACGCTGAGTACATTTGATAAAGTTAAAGCGTCACTTGCTTCCGGTGAGGAGTTACCCGCACCACTAAAGGCGGTTATAAAAGACATAAAGAAAGATCAAAAAAAGAAAAATCTTGGTAAGGGAGAGACTACAACTGGTAACTTATTAAGAACACGAAGTCGTTACCTTGAGCTTGCTAGAGAAGCTAGAGCACAAAAGAAATTTGGTGACGCTAGAATGTACTCTCAAGTCGCTGATGCAATGTTAAAAGACTTAGATCCTGTTGCGGGTGATATAGCTAAAACAGCAAGAGAGTTTTCAAGGGAGCTGAATAAAAAGTTTACGCAAGGGTTCGTAGGTAAAACACTAGGGTTTGATCGTGATGGTGGTATAACCGTTGATCCTACTCGAACACTAGATGTTGCGAGAGGTGGGCAAGATCAGCAAACGTTGCTTAATCTGCAAGCGTTACGAAATGCAGCGGGTGATCAATCTGGTGATATGGGACAGTTGCAGCAAAGATTTTTACAATCTTTTGCGAGTGACGCTACAAACTATGATGGGTCTGTAAACCCGCAAAAACTTGATAACTTTATTAGATCTAACGCCCAAACGATACAGGACTTAGGCTTAACAAATTCATTTACTAATACTGAACAGGCGGCAAGATTAGCGGAAAGAGTAGCAGAGCAAGCTTTGCAAGGCACTAAGTTTGCAAGAACAAAGTCTACTACAGCCAAGGTCTTAGGTACAAACAATGTAAACGAATTTGTTTTAAAGCTTTTAAAATCAGATGACGTGGCAGGGGGCATTAAAGACGTATCTAGGCTTGCTAAGAAATCAGGTGATCCAAGCGTTATGGATGGGTTGCGTTATGGAGTTTATGAAACGCTGTTAGACAGCGCGACTACTGGTTCGGGAATGATTTCTGGAACTAGACTTGATCAGTTACTAAGTGCAAAAACAGGTAATCAGACTGTACGACAGACATTGATGGTCAATGGTTTGTTTAACTCACAGCAAATGAAAAATTTAGACCGCTTGATTGGAAAAACTAAGCAGTTTGAAAGCGCATTAGCAAACACAGATCAGTTTGAAAATCTATTAGGTAAAGACGATATATTCTTTGATCTTTTACTAAGAATAGGTGGCGCAAACTTAGGCGGTTCTAGTGCGCTAGGACAGGCGGCGGGCGCTCCATTGGTATTGGCAGGGGCAGGGGTTAGGACCGCAAAAAATGTTTTTGAAAAGATGCCAAAGTTAAGAGTTAAAACCATTCTCGCTGAAGCAATAAAAGATCCAAAGTTAATGGCTGATTTATTGGAAAGACCCACTACTGCGAAACTTAAAGCTGCACGAAATAAAAGGCTAAACGCTGTTCTGGTGCAAGCGGGAATATTTGATGGTTCAGAATTACTAGAAGAGGAATTTGAATAATGGCTAAGAATAACATTACTCAGTTTGATGCTACAGCGGCAAACAATACTGACATTCAATCGGTGGACATAGACGAAGGTTGCGCCCCATCCGGCATTAATAACGCAATCAGGGAGCTTATGGCTGATCTGAAAGACGTAGACGCGGGTACAGTTGCACTAACTAGCCCCAACTTTACAGCATTTAAGGTTGGTGGGGTTTCGGTCACGTCAAATGCGGGTGAACTTAATATTCTTGATGGAGTTACGGCTACAGCGGCTGAACTTAATATTCTTGATGGAGTTACGGCCACAAGTGCTGAACTAAACTATTTAGACATTGCAACATTAGGATTAACAGCGGCGTCTAAAGCGGTAACGGCAGACGCAAATGGCGTGGTTAGTTTTGACAACGGTACAACTGAAGAGAGCACAGTAGTTTCTTCTAGCTCTAACGCAGCCACGATTAACCTACGTGATGG